AGCCATAAACGGCAAAGAATTAGGAAACAGTAGCGTTAATGTTATAAAAAAAATACAAGGTTATTTTAAGTTGAAACGGCATAATGAAAGCTCTATAAATTACAGGCAATTCAAAAACGCCGTAAAAGGAACGGACGCTATAAATAGAGGCGAAAATAAACATAATATTATTATCTCCATTAATAAAAATATGCTGGACATAGCTAGTTATACAGGCAACGGAGAGTGCGCTTCATGGCAGTTGGACGGCGATATAAAAGGAAGCGGTGCGGTTATGGTAGAGAAAAAATACCTGGACGCTATAAAAGCCGACAAAGACATAAAAATATCGCACATAGAAATAAATGAAAAAATGATGTTGTTTATAAGCGGCGGCGCGGACGCGGTTATAGCGGTAAAAGACGTAAACCGCGCCGAATTTTTAAACGTTTTAGGCTATAAATACGAACCGCCAAAAAAGACCGCGCCTAAAAAAACGGACAAAGTAAAAATCACAAGAAGAACGCTTAAAAGAAAATATCCGCGCCGACCTGCCATAAAAAATGACTGGTTGACATATAAAAATATAGGAGAAATAATTGAGCTATGATTTTTTTATCTAATTTTGCCAAGAGCGGCAAAGACTCAAGAGCAATATCAATAGCGGCTATAACGCCTAAGTGGTACAATGGAGCTACCAGGAAAGACCTCGCGCCTAGCTTGTCGTTATTAAAAAAATACAAGACTGGAAGCATTACGCCTATGCAGTATATGTGCGCTTACGCCAATATAATATACAGCTTTGATTTAGATAAACTGGTTAAAGAGTTGGACAATCACGTCTTGTTGTGCTATTGCAAAAAAAGCGAATTATGCCATAGGCTTATTTTAGGCTCGTACTTAAAAATTGAAACTGGCGTGGAAATTGAGGAGATAGGCGGATTTGACGATAAATGGCATGGAATTAACGATAAAGACCAGTTTATAGAGCTGATTTTAAGCGATGAAGAAAAAGACAAGTACAATCTGCACGGAAAATTTGAGAACGACAACATAGTCGGACACTGGAGAGAGCTTAAAAAGCTAGGTTTAACCAGTTTGTTTACCAGCGGCGACATAAAATAAAAAAAATATTTGACTATAGCAAACCGCGGCTTTAATATTTAGCTTATCTTAATGTTAAGGAGCGAGATATGAAAAAAGCGAAACTGAGACAGCCGAAAGTGTACTCCGTATTGCAAAGGCCGGGCAGGCTTGGCAATTCTACGGGTTCACAGGCAAGCACTGGCGGCGGAGGGTGAGGTTTCAGTGGCGGAAACACAAGCCATAAAAGCCGCCTTGAAAGTAATTGAGGCGGCTTTTTACGATTATAAAAAATGTATTCTGTTTTTTTCAGGCGGCAAGGACAGCGTATGCGTGTTAAACCTTCTTGAAAAATACTATTCAAAAAAAGACATCTTTCTTGTTTTTATGCCTTTTGTTGACGGGCTGAAAGAGACTGAGCTTGTAACGGATATGGCGAAAAAACAAGGCTATGACATATATCTTTACCAGCACTGGAGATATTTTGTAGACAAGGCTCAAGGCTCTTTTTGTTTGCCGCAGGGAAAGCCGAAAAAATTAAGCGACGTATACAAAGAAGTCCGCGAAGATTTGGGGGATTTGCCGATATTCTACGGCGCGAAAAAATCGGACGGAATGTGGAGAAGGCTGGTAACTAAAAATTCAAAAAACATGGTAAACGTCCACGCGCCGATATACGGCTGGTCAAAGTATGAAGTGTTATTGCATATAAGGCGGAATAAGTTAGATTATTTGAAGCAGGAAGGCGACCGCATAAGCGGGGTGGACTTGTCTGAAAAATATGTATTATGGGCTTATGAAAATCAGCCGCAGTCGTATCAGGCGTTAAAAAAGGAATTTCCGTTTTTAGACGTCATAATAAAAAGAAAGGAGTTAAAAATTGAGTGAAGATTTGTCTTTTTACCAAGAGATAACCGCGCATAAAAAAGCGGTTATAAAACGCTCTCAAATAAAGAACGCGCCTTATAATCCGCGAAAAATAACAAAAAAAGAAAGGGAAAATTTGTACAGGTTATTGGACGCTCATAAGCTGGTCGATGACATTGTGTGGAACATACGCACTGGAAATGTCGTGTCAGGTCATCAAAGATTAACTTGGATTGATTTGAAAGCGAGGGAGAAAGAGCTTAAAGAATACGATATAGCGGTTAATCAAATTGACGTAGGCGAAAAAGAAGAGATTGAAATAAATATCGGCATGAACAATGACGCGGCAATGGGAAAGTTTGATATAGATATGTTGGGCGGTTTATTGGAAGGCATAGATTATTCTTTCGCTGGATTTGACGACAAGGCTATAAGCGATTTACTGGGCGGATTTGATGCGGACTTATTAAGCGATGAAGATTTGCAACAAAGGGAAGAAGACTACCAAGAGGGCATAGCACATAGAAAGCGTATGCAGTCGGCAAGCCAAAAAACAAACAATATCGGTTATTATTCCGTTCTTTTGTTCAAAGACAACCTTAACAAACAAGAATTTTTCGCCCTGCTTGGGATAAAAGAGGACGAATACATAGACGGCAATAAAATAATGGAAGTGATACGCAAAAACTTTAAGAGAAAAAATAATATCGAATGAGTTATTTTTCAAAAGCTGAACAAGATTTTTTATTAAAAATAATTAACGCCGCGCCTGTAACGCGACCGATGGAAGACATCGCTTTATGGGTGGAAGGGAAAAGGCTTCTTCCAGCGTCCACTCCTATTCCAGGGCATTGGAGAAACGCCATAACGCCTTACGGCATAGAAATAATGAACAGCCTGTCGCCTAACAGCGGCATACAGAGGGTTGTCGTTATGAAAAGCCGAAAATGCGGGCTTACCACTATTATGGAAAACGCCATAGCTTATTATATGCTTGAAAATCCTTCCGAGATACTTTACGCCACCGCCTCCGAAGACTTGGCGAAAGATTGGGGAAACAACAAGATAATGTCCGTTATAGAGAGCATGGGCGGTCTTGACCGCATAACAGCAAACAAGACGAGCGCGAAAAGCCGCAGGACTGGGGACACGTCGGATAAAAAAGAATATATCGGCGGTTCACTGGACGTAATGAGCAGTAACAGCAAAAGGGCGCGGCGGCAGTTAGACAAGAGATGTTTGTTCATTGACGAAGTTGACGGCGTTGAAGCCGTAACAAACACGGGCGAAGGAAAATGGACGGAGATAATGTTCGGGCATACCGCTTCTTGGGGGACGAAAAAGAAAATCGCCCTTTTCGGCTCTCCAACAATCTATGAGACAAGCCTGACTTACGAATATTACAAGCAGGGAGACTGCCGCCGTTTCTTAGTTCCATGCCCTTATTGCGGCGAGCTTATAGAGTTAAGACTTGATATTGAGAACAGCGCGAGCTTCGGATTAAAAGCTGAAACCAAAGCGGGCGAGATAATAAGTGCGTTTTACGTTTGCGAGAATTGCGGAGAACCTATAAGGAACGAGCAAAAACTTGATATGTACAATGAAAATCCGAAATGCTTGAAATATCCAAAAAAGAAAATTGAAAAATATAAATGGGAAGCAACGAAAAAACCAGATGACATAGCGTGGAGAAGTTACGGCTTGAACGCTTTATATTCACCTATCGGAATGTTGACGTTTGCCGACGTCGCAAAAGCGAAAGCTAAAGCGGAAGCGGGCGAAAGCGTCGATATGCGCTCTTATATAAATATTTACGTTGGGAAGCCTTATAAAGACGAAGCTACAAGACCGACGCTTTCAAAAGTTTTGGAACACAGAGGGGAATATTCAAGGGGCGTTGTTCCGCCTGGCGTGTTATTCCTTACTATGGCTTGCGACGTTCAAAGAGGTTCAAAAAACAACCCTGACAATCCGCCGCGCATAGAGTGCGAGGTAATGGGGACTGGTTACGGTTACAAAACATGGAGCGTTGAATACATGGTATTTGCGGGTGAAGTTGACGACCCATACGGCGGGGCTTGGGAAGATATGTACCAGTGGATAAAAGAAATAAACGGCACTTTCTACAGCGGTTCGGGAATTCCTTTCCAGCTCAAAATGATAGGCATAGACTCAGGCGACGCCGCCGACGGCAGGGCGGAGAAAGTATACAGGTTTTGCGAAAGGTGGTCTCCTTTCGCGTATCCTATAAAAGGTTTTTCCCAACTTACCGCGAGACGGCACGAGAAAGCCGACATACCAGGCGCGGCGAGCTTCAAAAAATACAGGACGGCGAAAATCGGAACGGCTGGGGAGTACGTCTTAGAAATATCCACCGCTTATTACAAAGACGTTTTTTTCGGCAGAATGAACATAAACGCCACAAAGGACAATCCGCACCCAAACGGTTATTGCGACTTTCCAGCGGATTACGCGGACGATTATTTTGTACAGCTCACCAATTCAGAAAAACTGGCGAGCGGCGGATTTAAGGACATCGGGGCGCATGAGGCGTTAGACTGCCGCATTTATAATTTGTGCTTGTCTGACGCATGGCTTGACGCTGAGGTCAGGCGAATGAAAGATGAAGCGGTAAAAAAGGGCGCGGACAGCTCTTGGGTGCAAATGACCATAAACGCGAAAACCGTGCTTGAACAGTTGCAAATATATTTATCCGCTTTCAGCGCGGAAAAATAAAAAATGTTAAAAAACAACTTGACTATAGCAAACGGGGATATAAAAATAAAGGCATGACGAAAGCGGAAGAGCTGGCGGGGCTTAAAAAATTAAGAGGGCAAATAATCGGCGTTATGTCAGGTTCCGTGGAGGCTTCCGAGATAGAGAGCTACAGCCGCGATGAAGCCGACGGGAAACAGTCGGTAAAACGCAGAAGCCCAAAAGAGCTTATGGAATGGCTTAATGAAGTGGACAGAAAAATAGCCGTTTTGGAAAGAGCGGGCGGCGGATTAATGACATTCGGGACAAACAGGTACGGGGCATAAATAAAACTACCGTCGGGAGACGGAAGGGAATTGATTTGGGATTTTTCGCAAACGTAAAATTATTTTTCGCAAGAAAAAAAGCCGAGCCTCAAGCGGTTTCAGGCGCGGACGAATTTTCAAGGGTCAGGTTTTACGGGCAGAAATTTGAAGGCGGGCTTCCATATCCCACGCCCACTTTAGCCCTTGACAGCGCGGGCATACGCCAGCAGGTCAGGACGCTTTCCCATAATTCCCTGCAACTTCGGGCGATACTTGAAAGAGACGTTGACACGGTAATAGCGCAAGGCTTAAACCTCTCCCCCGAACCTAAACACAAATTATTAGGATTATCTCCCGAAGAAGCGAAAGAATGGATTAGCGACGTAAAGACGCGGTTTGAATTATGGGCGATGTCCCAGAAGTCCAACCGAAGCGCGAGATATAATTTCTTTCAAGCCCAAAGGCTTATGAGAAAAAGCCTTTTCAGGGACGGCGAGCTGTTTGTAGCCCTTTCATACCACAACGACACGTCTTTATTATCGCCCCTGCGGTTTGAAATACTAGACCCAGACCAGATACGCGAAAGCGGTTACACATGGACGGCTAACGGCTCGAACGTTAACCCTTTGACAAATAAAGAAGGGATAATCAGAAACTCGGACGGAGAGGAAACCGCTTATAAGGTTTGGACTAAAGACGGTTTTGGAACTCCAAGGGAGCAGATAATTCCGTGCGTGGGAAGAAGCGGCAGGGTGATGATGTTGCACGCGATGACTAACAATGATTACGCTGGGCAGTTAAGGGGAATATCCCTATTTGCGACGTGCGTGCAGGACTTGGAGCATATCCTCGATTTTACCTTAGCCCATGTAAACAAAGCCATAAACCAATCAAACGTGGCGTTTACCGTAGAAAGCGAAACAGACGAACCAGCGGCGAACCCTCTTATTACCCTACCTTCAATGAAACCGCAACTTGGTTTTGGAAACGCGGCGAAACAATTTGGAGCCGACCCCGAACCCGCGCCCGAAGCCCAAAACGTAACCAAAGAATCAGTACAGCCCATTTACACGGAAATAGAACACGGCAATTTTAGCAAACCAGGCAGTTACGGCGTGTTTTCGCTTCCTGGAAAGCAAAAGTTAAAAGGTTTTTCCGATACGACGAACGCGCAGGCTTTTAACGTATTTGTGGACGCTTATGTCGCTTATGTCGCGGCGAGCTTGGGGGAAAGCGTGGAAACCGTGTTAATGAGGTTTAACAGCAACTACAGCGCGAGCAGGGCGACTTTAATATTAACATGGAGAATCGCGGTTCAAAGAAGATGGGAGCTTGACTATTACGTTTTAAGCCCGATTTACGAAATGTGGCTTGCGGAAGAGATAGCCGCGGGTCGCGTGAACGCGCCTGGCTGGGCAGACCCAAGATTAAAAGCGGCGTGGACTTCACACAGGTTTAACGGCTTGTCAATGCCTAACATAGACCCAGTTAAGACCGCGAACGCCGCGAAGGAATACTTGAGCATGGGCGCGTCAACGTTGGAAGATACGGCGATTGAATACAACGACAGCGACGCTGAAAGCAACAGGATAAAACTTAAACAGGAATTGGAAGAACTGCGGGAAGTGGGGGCTATGCCTTGGGCTGACAAAACTGACGAAGGCAAAAAAGAAAGCGAAGACGATAAAAATGAGGACGATGAAAAAAATGAAAAATAGCTTGACTATAGCAAACGGGGGGAACAAAGTAAAAGCATGAAAGAAATATTTTATTTAGCCGAGCGCGATTATCTTGAAGGGTATCTGAGGGAAAGGGCGGCGGCTAAACCAGAGGACATAAAAGCGGCGGCGGAATTATGGGGCAATCCAATTCCGCCTCCCGCGTCCGAAGAAGCGGTAAATAAAATATACAGCTTGGAAGAAGATGTAGCCCATATAAAGATTGAAGGCGTATTGTCTCCCGAAGGCGCGGATTATTGGGATATGCTCATGGGGTACGCCGCGGCTTCGTATAAAACGATACAAGCCGCGATAGACCGCGCTAAAAACAGCCCGTCCGTAAAAAAAGTAATTTTTGACGTAAACAGCAACGGCGGAACCCTCGCTGGTTGCGACGAGACTTGGCAAGCCCACAAAGAACTTGCGAAAGTGAAACCGACCGAAGTCCGCGCTGGGACGAGGCTCGCTTCCGCGGCTTATTACATATCGGCTCCCGCTAATAAAATATTTGCGCTAACCCCGACGAGCGAAATAGGAAGCATAGGCGTTTTAGTTGCGACTTACGACTGGTCAAAATGGGAAGAAAACGTGGGCATAAAAGAAGTTGTCATAACGTCAAGCAACGCGCCCGACAAACGCCCTGCCGTGTCCACCGAACAGGGCAGAAGCGTGATAAAAAAACAATTAGACGCGCTTGAAAGGATATTTTATTCAAGAGTGTCGGAAGGTCGCGGAGCGTCAAACGAACATATCGCCGAGCATTTTGGAAAGGGCGGTTTGTTAGTGGCGCAAGACCCGTCCCTTGAACAAGAGGACGCGATAAGGGCTGGAATGATTGACGGATTATTAAACGAACTTTCAAACCCGATAGAAAATGATATTTCTTTAGAGAAAAAAAATAAGCCAGCTTCGGCTGAAACAGGAGGTAGCATTATGACGCTACAGGAATTTATCGCGCAAAATCCCGCCGCTAAAGCCGAGATAGACGGCTTGGCGAATAAAGCGAAGGAAGACGCGAGGGCGGAATATTCCGCGCGGGTTGACAAGGTGTTGCCGATTATACAATCGGCTGATTACCCTGCCAACATAAAAACAATCGCTTGCAACGTGCTTTCGGGCAAAGAGGAGATGTCGGCTTTCACGGCTTCCGTCTCCGTTTACGACAGCATGAAGGAAAATAAAAATTCCAATGACGCGCGAGCGGAAACAAACGGATTAGGAAGCGTAACGGCGGACGCTCCGAATTTAACTCCAGCCGCCGAGCAGGAACTCGACGCCGCTTTACAGGCGGAACTTGACAAAAGGAAGGGCAAGAAATGACAAGCGGAGAATTCAAACCAGACAATCTAATAGCGGGCGATTTTCCCCGCGTAACGGGCTGGATTGCGCCGCCCGCCAGCGCGACCTCCGTCATTAAAAGAGGCACGATAATGTCGGTAACTGGGGCGGGCGGCACGTCCGTCGCGGGTACGGGGTCAACCACGATTTACGGGGTGTTAGCTGAAGATTTCACGCCAGGGCAGGCGCAAATGACAGTGTACCTTACGGGCGAGTTTGCCGCGGGCGCGTTAATATTGGCGAACAATGACCCGTTAGCGCAAGCCGATATTACAAGCTTGCGCGCGAAGTCAATATTCGTTAAAAACACAATACCCGCAGTTTAACGCGGGAGAGGGACGGAACGTCGTGAGACGTGCCTAATCCTCATATTATACCGTCGGGAGACGGAAGGAGAATTAAATGCCAGATAATGTTATTAATCTTTACGACACAAGGCGCATGCTGAACGTGCTTGCGCAGATAAGACCCGCGCCCGCGTTTTTAAGAAACACTTTTTTTAGAAACCCCATTTTTCACGACACGGACACAATCGACATCGACATCGTGAAAAAAGGGAACAGGGTAATACCATACGTCCGACCTATACAGGAAGGTGTGGTAATGGAGAGGGGCGGCTTCTCAACTAAATCCTACAAAATGCCGTACACGAGAATTAAATGCCCGAGCGAAGCGGACAAGTATTTGACGCGGAGCGCGGGCGAAAGCGTGTACGGGTTATTAACCCCAGCTCAAAGGGCGGCGCAAGCCCTGATAGACGACTTTGAGTACCTGACGGGCAACCTTGACGCGGAAGAGGAAAGGCAGGCGGCGGAAGCCGTATTCACGGGCAAGGTAAAAATCCGAAACGAGAAGGGCGTGACATTCCACGAAATTGACCTTCAGATAACGAACAACCAAACCCTTACGGGCGCGGCGTTATGGAGCGACGCGAGCCAAACCGCTGGAAAGATGCTTCAGTATTTAAGGGGCGTAAGGCAGTCAATCACAAAGACGGGCGCGCCGACACCCACCGATTTGCTGTTGGCGACCGACGTAGCCAACACGGTGATTGAAAAGTTCGCGCCCACTAACGGAACCAGCTCTGGAATTTCGGGCATAAAAGCCGAAAGGGGGCAGATAAACCTTCAAGCCCTGCCCGACGGCGTAACGTACGTCGGCTATTTTGCGGAGCTTGGGTGCGACATCTGGTCTTATGACGGAGTGTACATCGACCTTGACGGCACAGAAAAAAAATACGCCCCTGACGGCATGATGGCGATGCTTTCGCGCAACGCGAGAATGGACAGAAATTACGGGGCTATTAAAAACTTCCACAGCGGATTTATTTCCATTGACCGCTTCCCCCACACTTGGATAGAGGCGGACGGAAGGGGAAGGTTCGTGCAGGTTGAAAGCGCGCCGCTTTTCACGATACACCACGCCGACTCGGTGGCGATAAGGAAGGTGTTGTAGAGATGGTCTCAATTCCCGCGCTGGCGGAAAAAGACTTGTCGCACACGGTAGAGGGCGAACACGGAACGCAAATAGTCCTCGAAAATCCTGACGGAGTTAAAATCAGCCAAACGGTTGAAGGCAGTCCGTTAAAAGGGTTTGTGAGATACAGCTATAAAGACGTGCGGGACATAGGCAGAGGCGATAAAGATATTGTAACGGTAAACGCACCAGTCGTGATTTTAAGGATAAAATCATTGCCCGAGCTTCCAGTAACGGGGGCGGATTGGAAGGTTGGCATACCTGAAAATCCGCACAGTTTGGAGCTTGAATGGTTTTACCTTAACCCCAAGAAACCAGTTGAAGCGTCCAAGGGGACGGGCGTCGTCAAGCTGTACCTTGCAAAAATGAGGTCGGCATGATTGTAGGCATGGAGCGGACGGGAGAGTTTCCCGACTTGAAGGCTTACTTCGACGCTTTCCCCGAACTCAACGCGAGGATACTGGCGTATCTCGGAAAGCAAGCCGCAATGCAACTTTACAGCGAGCATTTGCAGGGGCAGGACATACAACTCCACCCCGCGAGGCACGGCTCAACTGGTATGCCTTACGGCAAAGAAGGCAGAAGGCTTGTGTCTTACTCATTAGGCAGGGGCTTGAAATGGGTTGCGGTTTCAAGTTTTCCGTTAAATCTTTATGAAAACAGAAAGGATTTGCGGAACGGGGACGCGGCGCGGAAAGGGATAATAAGAAAGAAGCTGTCGGCGGGATTGTCGGGCAGAGTCAGCTCTTACATAAAAGACGCGGAAAGCCTTGTAGTTGACGACTGGTTCATGGAACGCAAGAGGGGCAGAAGGGCGGCGAACTTATGAAAATAAAACAACCCCTGTTGTCAGTGCTAGATGACATAAAATTACGCCTTCCGCCAATTCTGGCGGAAAAGGGCGCAAGGCAGTTTGAAGGGTATTCGATAGGCTTTCCCGCCGACCCTGAAAAACTGCTGTTGTGCGTCCGTTTCGCGGCGATGGACGCGAGCGCGGAAGACACGCTGGAGTTTGACGTGCACGCCCAATTTCCTGGCACTTTGGAAATTGACGTGTACGGCTATATTGACGCGGTGAATGATTATCTTGAAGGGCTTGACCCTCAAATTGCGGGATTTGCGGATATGTCATATTCGGGGATAGCGCATGATAATCCGAGAACCGCGGCGATAGAAATATTTTGGAGCGTGAAACTGACGCGCCCAAAAGACGATTGCGATTTATAGGAGAAACGCTATGGGTACAAGAGTTTACGCGGCGACTAAAGCCGCTAAAGAAAAACTAGCCAAAGGCGACTACAAAAAGAAATGCGTTAAAGGTTGCGGTTGCAAGACTTCCGCAAGAAGCAAGCCCGAAGACAAAAAAGATATTGTTTAATCGGGTTATACCGTCGGGAGACGGAAGGAGCGATGGATAAATGAAAATAACGGGCGCGAAAGCGCAAGTAAACCTCGACAACTTTAACGAGGAAAACATAATCACCTGCGAAGGCGGCGCGCCAATTAAGACGGAGCCGAACACGTGGTACAGAATAATGGAAAAAGGCGAAGGGAGCGAGCTTCCGCTTGAAAAAAATTATTGGTTCAAATCCCCTTCGGGAGACGAACAGATAACGCTTGTGGACGGAGACAGCATTTACAAGCCTTCGCCTGAAAGATTTTGCAAGACGAGCGCGAGCCTGTCGGCGGAAGAGGGGACGATTGACGTTGGCGACGACTGCGACCCTGGAGCCTTCATTCTTGACGGCATACCGAACGTGTCGGGAAGCCTTGCGGGGCTTTTCCGCTATGACGACGCGACGCAGGAATTCGACAACGTAACAAGCGACGCGCTTAACAAGTTTTTTGACATCGTTGAAGACGACGGCAAAGGCTTGTACGAGCTGAAAAGCCGCGAGAACAAGCAAGCCCAAATGATGATTTGCCTTAATTCAGAAGCGAAGGTCGGGCAGGTTGAGAATTGGCTTATTATCCCAGTTATAATTTCCAGCGCGAGCGTTAACTTGGGCAATACTGACGCGCAAAACAAAGACTTGTCATGGTCTAAGGGAGAGGGCGCGGCTGTAGTTTACAAGAGGCTGAAGACGGAGTAATTAAAAGCCCGAAACGCTCCTAGTCATCTCCTTGCGGAGTAGGGCTTTTTTTATAAGGAGAGAAATATGGCAAAATTTAAGAGTTTGAACAAGAGAAGCAAAATATTCATTTTCAAGTCTTACGACAACGAAAAACAGGAAACGCCCGCGAAAATAATTTTTAGGCAGTTTCCTTTCGGCATGGAGACTTACGCGGATTACGCGATAGAAGGCGAAAAAAAAATATCCGTGAAAAAAATAGACTTCAAGGCTTTTTTTGAAGAATGCGTTGAAAGGCTTGAAGACTTTGAATGCGACGGGTGCAGAATTGTAACCGTTAATGATTTCTGGCAGATATTGCCGTCCACTTCGGCGGCTACCATAGCTTCGGAGGCTTACGCTTACGCTATGGGCAAAGAGGAAATGACGGCGGGGGAATAGAACGCCTTGTAATAGGAGTGAAACTGTTATTGCAAGGCAGAACGAAAAGCGAGGGCGGCGAGCCTGAACCCGTCGTATTGGCGGGCGAAGACAAAGCCGTATCGAGCAACAAGATAGGGAGCTACGTCAATGAGGAATTGCGGCACTACTGGCAATTTTACCAATACGCTAAACACGCGGGACAGCCTTTCAACGGCGGCTGGCTTGACTGCCCTGAGTGGGTTCCTCAAATCATGCTTCATTTTGACAACGCCGTCGATATTGTTAGGGCGCATAATGAGCGCGAAGCCTATAAGCAGTCTTATAAGGGAATAAAATGAGCGACATATCGTTAAAAATAAAATTAGACTCCGAAGAGGCTTCCAAAGGGTTTCAAGCCATAGCCGAAGCGTCCGAAAGCGCGGCGAAAAAAATATCGAGCTTTACCGAACATTTTAAAACTGAAACCATAGACAGGTTTATAGACCGCCAAAATATGGCGGCTGTAGCCATGCAGGCGACGGGCAGGGAAACGGACGCGGTAAACGCGCAAGTGGCGAACTATCAAAGGGAAATTGAGAGGCTGATAAAAGCTGGGCTTGACCCGCAAGACCAGGCGATACAGACGTTGCAGGGCAGGTACGCCGAGCTTTTAACGGCGCAGGAAGCCAACGAAGCCGCCGTCAAAGCCGAAGCCGAAGCCGCGAGAGTCGCGGCTGAACAAAACGGACTGCTTGCGGAAAGATGGTCGGCTTCGGCGGACGCGGCTAATTCATACGAAAAAATAACGGCGGAATTAACGCAGAAGAAAAAAGAATTAAAAACGGAAATTGAAAACCTTATAAAATCGGGGATTGACCCTGAAAGCGAGCAAATAAAAAAACTTGAGGGCGACTACAAAAAACTGACGGGCGAAATAAAAGCCACGGAGGACGCGCATAAACTTCTTGAGGGCGCGGGCAAGGTTTTGACGGGCGCGATTATAGGCGTGGGCGCGGCGATTGGCGCGGCTGGGGCTTACGCGGTAAAAGCCGCCGCCGCGAACGAGGACATGATAGCCTCTTTCGCCCCCATGATGGACGGCTCTTTCGAGAAAGCGGGGGAATTGTTTAAGACAATTCAAAGAGAGGCGGCGGCTACTCCTTTTGAGATAGACAAAATATCGGCTTCGGTAAAAACTTTAATGCCAGTTTTTGAAGGCTCGGCTACGGCGGCTATGGACGCTTTCAAAATGTTAGGCGACACCGCTCAGGGAAACGCGCAAAAACTTGAAAGCATAACGAACGCTTACAGCAAGACCATGATGACGGGCAAAGTGTCAATGAAGGAACTGCAGACGATAGCGGGCGCGGGAGTGCCGATATACGACCAAATGGCTAAAAGCATGGGCGTGTCGACAAAAGAGCTTATGAAGCTGTCAAGCGAGGGAAAGATAACGTCCGCCGCGATGACGAAGGCTTTTAAGGACATGACTAGCGAGGGCGGATTATTTTACAAGGGCATGGAAACGGCGAGCGACACTTTCAACATGAGGGTTTTAGGCGTAAAAGAGAACTTGAACATCATGGCGGGCGTTATAGGCGAGCGGCTTCTTCCCACAATGAAAGACTTGATGGGCGGCGTTCTTGAAACCGTAACTGGGTTTACGGAATGGATACAGACTGGGGATAATTTTGAAAATCTTGTCGAGAAAATAAAAGGCATAGCGGTAGCGGTAGGAATATTGACGGCGGCGGTCGGCGCGGCGTTTTTAATAGTAAAACTTCAAAAAGCCTACGAAGTGGCGACCGCGGCTTTCCTTATAATAAAAGGCGCGGTGCTTGCGGCGGCTGGGGCTTTTAAGGCTTTAACCGTGGCGATGGCGGCTAATCCGATAGGCTTGATAATAACTGGGATAGTGGCGGCGGTCGCGTTGCTTGTGGCTGGGTTTATAGCGGTTTATAAAAACTGGGACAGCATAAAAATCTCAATAATGCAGGGCGCGGCGAGGCTTGAATACGCCTTCAAGTGGCTCGCTTCGCAAGTGCAGGAAAAATTTATAATTGCGGTAAACGGCGTAAAAATAGGCTTTTTGTCGTTAGCTGAAATTATAGTAAAGAACGTATTGGGCGCGGTCGCGAAATTATTGGACGTGATAGGGAAAATACCAGGGGTTGGCGAGAAGTTCAAGCAAGCCGCCGACGCGGTACGGGGCTTTTCGCAGGGGTTCAGCGATTTGACGAAGGAAGCGAAAGACGCTTCCGCCGCCGCGATACAGAACGCGAAAAAAGAGCAGGACGAAATACAAAAAACGCTTGACTCTAAATTGGCTAACATAGACGCGCAAGCCGCCGCGGACAGGGCGGCTCTTGCGGCTAAAAAGGAAGCGGACGCAGACGCTAAAAAATCGGAAATAGGGAACGCGAAAGAAGCGGCGGCGGAGAAAATAGCCGCCCAAAACAAATCCGCGTCAAATGAAATCTTAATCGCGGAAGAGACGGAAAAGAAAAAAAAGCAGATAAAAGAGAAATCTTTAATGGATATTTTGAACGCCAGCAAATTAGCGGAATTAAAAGAACAGGAAGACAGCTTAAAAAACGTAACGCAGTTTTTGGAACAGAGGGCGGCTCTTGAAAGCGAAGGTTTGGAAAGCCGCATTACGCGCTTGCAGGAAAACAGCGCGGAAAGAATAGCCCTTGAAAGGGACGGTTACGCCCAACAGCTTGCTTTTTTAGAGGAGAACAGAAGCTATCTGCTTGACAGCGTGGCGAGGGACAATGAAGAAAGAATAGTAATGGAGCAGGCGTTAAGCGACGCCATTTGCGACATACAGCAAAAACAGGCGGATTTTGAACAGCAGTTGCTTGAAAAAAAGCTCGGCGCGTTGACGACGTTCACAAGCGGAATGGGGCAGTTGCTGGAACTCGCGGCGGAAAAAAACGCCGCCGCCGCGGTTGCTTCAAAAGCGTTAGCGGCGGCTGAAGCCGCGATAAACTCATATCTCGCTTTCACAAAAGCCCTAGCGTCCGCGCCGCCGCCGTTTAACTATATCGCGGCGGCTGGGGTGCTTGCGAGCGGCATCGCGCAACAGGTGAAGATATTAGGAACGCCTATACCTTCCGCCGAGACGGGCGGGCGGTTTGTAGTGCCTGACGTGTCGGCAAGGGTGGACAATGTAGGGTTGAGGGTAAATCCTGGCGAAGAAATTAACGTAACACCAAGGGGAGAGGAAGGCGGTCAGGCGATAATATTACAGCTTGTGATTGACGGCAGAAGCATGACCGACTGGATTAACTTCAAAGCGAGAGCTGGGGAACTGCACACGTTGCAGTTATCGGGTAACTTATGAAAATACTTTTTAACGACGTTATTCAATATTCGGACGCGCCCATAAATTTAAAATCCCCTGCGTTATCTGATAAATATTACATATCCAGCGACGACTTCACCTTCAGCGTAAAACTTGACAAATCGCGCCAAATTAATTCCATAGGTTTGGGAAATACGGACGGGCGGTATTTCATAATAAAATTTAATGACGAAAAAAACACGGCTTTTCAAATTGAATACGAAGGCAACGGCTTGTATGTTATGCAAAATACAGTAATCGCGGACGAAATAACTGTACATTCGGATGCTGGATATTTGGGAAGGCTCGGCGCGGGCATAGGCTGTAGCATACCGACCGCGATAGCGAAAGAGCCTGCTTTCGCGTCCACCTCAGAGCCAAGAATAACTTTATCGGGGCAGGTTACGGAAGGCAGGGGCGGATATAACTACAGGGCGTTATCGCTTGACAGCAGGTACAAAATAACTAAAGAAATCATGGACGAAATAAAAGAGGGGTACGGGGCTATAGGAATGGGCTATCCCTTCTTTATAGACTTGACCGACGAAAGCTATAAACTGCCTTTTAAGAAACTTTACGCGAATGAAAAAACGCAGAGAAGCATGACGTTTCAAAGCGGGGTCAGAAGATGCCTGTACTCAAAAAAATTTGATTTTGAGGAGCGGTTTTAATGATTAATTTCTTGGCGGAAATAACGGAACATTTTAATAACGAGATACATTTAACGCCGTCAATGAAATACCCGAAAAGATACAATATATACGAACTGGACATAGGCGAACACCCCACGAAATCATATTTCCTGGACTGGGGCGGAAAGCACGACAACATATCGGGTGAAAAAATAAACTTGTACATAAGCAAATATTTGTTGCCCGTGAACACTCCGCAGGAGCTGATAAGCAAAGAGTATACCATGCTGACGGCAAACGGGAAAGTTTACGTCAACCTTCCGAAACACCCGTGGCTTTACGCTTTGCCAGGAGTTAACGCCGACGGCGTGGAAATGTTTTTATCCGCGCCGCTTGACGGCGGCGACCCTTCAAACAACTCCTTGAACGGAGTTGACGTTCCAATAAAACTTGAAACGCCGTCCGTTCCCGTGAAACTCGCGGACAACATGAACGGCATTGTTTTAAGCCAGTCTTTTAATCTTGCGATGATTAACAATGACGGATATTTTGACTTGAATAAAACCGCATTAAACACGCCGATAGAGCTTAAAAAAACCTCTAAAGACAAGCCTGAATATGCGGACTTTAAGGCGATAAGGAAAGGTCTTGTTGAAAGCACGAGAACAAGCATGGACAAACATGACTTAACCGCGGCGGACAGCCAAAGGGCGTTAGAAGAAAACGTATGCGGGTTAATCACGAAAGAAAAATACCCTACGGCAATAGAAAAATATATTAATAAAAACATGCCCGTATTGTACGGGCGCAAGAGGGTCAAGCTGTTAAAATTAAACGACAATTTTCAGTATGTCGCGGCGGAATTGATAAGCGCGGTTCACGCCGTATATGACAAAGACGGAAATATAATAAACGCGCAAATTGATAACGGCGTTATAACGGCAACGGCGGAAGCGGAGACGGCGGACGTTACAGGCGTTAATGATAATAAAATAAGCGAAATCATAAAAGATTTGATAACAAGAAAGTCGGGCGTGCCGTGGGGAGAAACTAACTGGAACATTGAAGAGATAAACCAGTATGACGCCGTCGCTCCGAGGATAAACATAGTTTTTGAAAGCGGAAGCGTGAAAAATGCCATTGACAAAGTTTTGAAGTCCGACATGGCGTATTTTATACAGCAAAATAGCGGCTTGTTTACTTTAAGAAAATACGGATACGGTTATGGAAACCGCGTAATAGACGCCAAGCATATAACTAAGAAGCCCGAAATAAGCGACGGTTCGGGGCAAAAAAAATATTTTTCCTCTTGCGTTATAGCTTACGCTTTTAACAATGACGCGAATATAAGCTATTTATATGACGCGAAAGAAGCGGAAGCCGAATTAATTTACAGAAAAGTATTGAGAAAAACTTTTGAAACTGACCTTATTGGCGAAGATGACGCGCGGAATTTGGCGGAATTGTTATCTGAAAGGTACACGGCGATACAGAAAGAGGTTAAACTGGCGGTCGGGTTTGACGCTTCGGAATACGAACTTTTGGACATGGTCGAGTGCGAGATAAATATAAACGGCAGAAAGTTAATTGACAAGAAACATTTTGTCATAACGGAAACAGACCCAGCTCAAGATACGTTTACGCTTGAAACGTTTGACGTTAAAAAATTGCGGGTTTTTAATTAGGGGGAGACATGGATTATTTAGTCGCTATTCCAAATCCGACGAACGCGCCTGAACTGGTAACGGCTTCTTACCAGAGGCAGAACACGCAAATATTTGTTTTGCAGACGGGTTTGGACACTACCGAGCCTTTTGATAACGGCGATGGCGTTATTACAATCCCTTCTGGCGGAATTGTTGAAGCTAACGGGGTAATTTTCAAGGTAACGCGGGACGTGGCGTTGACAAAGCCTGACGCTGATTTGGTTTATTGGATTGAAGTAATCGACGGCGGGGACGGCACGGCGCGTTTTGAATTAGTTAAACGCCCTGGGGTTTGGAACTCCGAAAAAAAGGGAAGTTACAACGCAAATAACAACAGGACGCTTGACTGGATGTCTCAAGGCGCGATGGACGGCTCTTATTTTGACGGTCTTTTTGCCGATTATTCATTTTATGATAAAGGCAAATATTATTTAAGCGCGGAGAAATGCTGGCTTTTTTTTGAACTTGTAAGCGGCTTGGGCGGCGGCGCGGGCGGCGCGGGCG